CGTATGCGTCATGCATCATCACGAATCTCTCAGGAAAGGATCTTCCCATGTATGAGAACCAGCTCCCTCATCTCTCTCCTGCCGCCTCGCGCGATGGAGCATCCTGCGTTTCGGCGTCGTCGCCCGCTCGTGCGCGCACGCGTGCGATCCGCATCGCCCAGAGCCTCCACGCGTCGGCGAAGGCGAAGCTTGCGTGCAGGAAAGGGCAGGGCACGACGGAATACGCGATCCTCGTGGGCGTGCTGGTAATCAAATGATTGCTAAAAAGCTCTGAGATGAATATCGAGCCGTATCCTTCGGTCGCTTCGTGCCTGATCAAGCTCGAAATATTCTATCTTGTCTATGAATGATCTTAGCACTGCATTCTTCGTCTCGGCGCTCACGTTCTCGCGGCGAAGGGCTTCAAGGGCTTCATGCACGCTCGCATTCACCTCCTGGGCGTCGATCGCCTTCGATACGATCTTCTCACGCCGCTTCTTCATCTTCGCCTTCCGATCGTCAGATGCAGTGCGTCTGCCGACGAATTCCGATATCGTGATCGCCTCTGCCTCGTAGAGTTCTATGAGCTTCCCGATCCTGCGCTCCTCCTCTTCGATCGCGGCGTCGAGGGCCGCAATCTCATCTTCATCGCTTCCTTTCTCTACGATGCCGATCTCGATATCGTGCGAGACCTGTTCAAGAGCATCGACGAGCTTGTCCATTACGTAATCGAGCGAGATCGACTTACATTGGCATTCGGTGTAGTAGACGTGATGCAGCCTTGAATACTCGCTTCCGTACCTATTCCTCACGTTCTGCCTGATGAGCGCGCGTCCGCATTTCCCGCAGACTATGAGCCCGGCAAGTGGGTTCTTCACCGACCTGCCCGCTTTCACCGGAATCCCCTCGAAGGCGCGACGGTTCGCCTGCTCCCATTCGTCGATAGATACCAGAGGCTCATGGACGCCTTGCGTCTCGACATATCCGCCTTCGTTCCTGACGCGCTTCTTCCTGACCTCGATTCCGTCGCGCGATACCTGTTTGAGGGAATGCAGCCCGTAGCGTATCACCCCTTTATGCACGGGGTTTGCGAGGACGGCCCCTATCCTCTGTGCCGTCCAAAGCCCTCCTGATCTCGCATGTATCCCTGATTCGTTGAGCGAACGGGCTATCGATCCCTTGTTGACGCCTGCGGCCGCCATCGAATAGATGCGTCTCACGACGGGGGCTTCCGTCCGATCGGGTTCGAGCGTCGGCCTTCTGTCCTTCCAGACCTTGCTGTATCCGTACGGCGCGCGAGACCCGATGTAGTTGCCTCGCTGAGCCGACGCGACCGATCCTTGCCGCATGCGCTCTCGGATGTGCTCGAACTCTATGTTCGACACGAACATCTGCAGCTTGAGCACCTGAAGATCGGCCCTGTCGTTCGGGTCGTACGTTCTCTGCGGGGTGACGATGAGCGTATCGGAGAATCGGAAGGCCGAGAGGATCATCCCGTATTCGAACGGGTCTCCCCTTCCCAGGCGGTCGATGGCATGGACGATGACGCCCCTGCACCCGGGCTCTTCGATACGCTTCATGACCTTCTTGAACTCCGTACGCGCCGCGATGCTCTCGCCGCTCACGAGCTCGCTGAAGGTTTCGGCGACGCGGTATCCGCCATTCTTCGCGAACTTGGTAAGCTGCTCGCGATGGATTGACAACGTTTCCATCTCCCCGCGCTTCTCCGCCTCGACATCGGCGCGGGACTTGCGCAGGTATATCAGGTAGTAGCCTTCCTGCATCGCGGATTCACGAAGCTTCCTCGATCCCATCCCTTTCACACCTCGAACCAATCGGGCATGGTCGCGCGCACGACGACGCCTATGATGCGGGCATCATTCACAGAATGGTCAACGATCACAGGACGGGCCGTTACGTCATAGCTTTCAGGAAGCAATTCGAAGCCACCGGTTAGAACGCTATAACGTCCAAACACCATCGAACCATCTACATATGCACAATGAATCTTTCCAGGCTTTTCATCCACGTCGTCAAGATCGACCATAGCAATGTATCCACGAGGAATCTTGCGGTTAATGCGGTCATCAGGGACCAAAATATACACGGAGGATGGATATTTTTCGATGAAGTTCTTCGGAGCGATGAATTCCGCCGATGCTTTATCTATCGGAGAATCGAGTTCTTCGATAGCTTTGCATACCGGAATGACGGGTGACATCTCAAGGCCTACCGCATGCTTTGCGACAGGCTCTGGTTGCGTGTTCCTATGATTGATGGCAGGCTTCTTCCCGCCAGAAAGGGAAATGCTGTCCTTGCTGACATCAAGCATGTCGAGGATGTAATAGGACGTTTCCGTACGCGTATTCGCTATTCCTCTGTCGAGGGCGTTATACACAGTCGATGGCGGCAACCCTGCTGCATTCGCAAAATTTCGCATGCTCCCGTATCTATCTATGATCAATTTCTTCAAAGAATTTTCAAGAGCTCCCATAATTCTCCAATCTTCGTGAAGTAATGCTATTGATAATAGCAATTTTCCAAAAATAAGTAAAAGAAATAGTTGCATGTGTCCCATTTTTGGCGTATTCTCGCTATGTTCCAAAAATTTGGAAAACATAGGGAGGTGATTACTGAAAAATGGGAAATGGAATCGCATACCGCAACGTGATCGCAGAACTCAAACGCACAAACACGAAACAAGAGACTGTGGCGTCATTTCTGAAGATCACGCCGGGCTACCTGAATCGAAAGCTGCAAGGCCGTGCGCCTTTCCGCCTCGATGAGTTCGTAAGCATCCGCGATGAGTTCCTTCCCGATTCGTCTCTCGACTACCTCGTAGAAAAGTCTGTTTAGACGATTCGGCGCACCTTGACATACCGCGAGCGCAGGAAGCATGCGGCGCATCGCGGGCCTAGTGGCCGCCATGCTCCACGCAAAGCATGGCAAGGAAGATTCAACCGATGGAAGGGGGCGCATATGGCCCCGAGAAGCAACGATTCCGATGTCGTCATAGAGAAGGGCGAGCATCGGCTGGAAACAGGACGCGCGGTGATCTACGTCCACGCGCCCGAGGGAATAAGGCGAGACGTCATGGAGAACGCTCTCGCGCCGTTGATTGGAGATGAATATGGCAACGAAGAGAACGCGCCCGCAAGGCCTACCAAGCAGCACGGGCGCGAAGCAGACGACGCGTCGTGCGTCGCTTGAGCATGATTCTACCACTGAAACATCTTGGCTTCCCGTCTTACTGGGAGCAGCTGCCGCACCAGTCCTCCTTCTTGTCGCATGGGGCATCTTCGTGGCATTGAACTGGATCCATACGGGGGTGCTCTCATGGCCAAGCCTATAGCATCCCCGCATGAGCGCGGATACGTCATCGACGGGGAGAAGCTCCTGAACGGGCAGCGCCTCGCCAAAGAGGCCCATTCCTGGATGGAGAAGAACGAGGAATCGTTCCGGGAGATCTACGGATACGTGAAGCGCATGCAGGGACGGGGGACCGTCGGAAGGGTGCGCGACAGGGTCGCGGCGTTCTGCGCCGACAGGGGGATCAAGGTCGGGAACGACGAGTACGCGTTCGGCAACGCGTACTGGGCAGGCATCAGCCGCTACCTGGTGCTGTACGACGCATCGCTTCTGAACGCCCCGATAAAGTTCAACGACAGCGACATAGACTGCCACGGGCTCTTCCCGGTGAGCTGGCTTCCGGAGATAGAGGAGGAGAGATGAGCGGTTACGGGAAGATGACGGTCGCCGAGCTGCGCGAAGAGCTCCTTCGCAAAGGCGGGAACGCGCCGAAGGGCGCGAAGAAGGCGGAACTTGTCGAAATGCTCGAAGCGATTGACCGGCCCTCCGATCCCGTCGAGGTCGAAGCCGAGGTGATGGAAGGGCGCGAAGAGCTTGCCGTCACCTTCAATGCAGGGACTATCAGCGCCAATTTCGATGCACTGGAAGCCAGGGTGGACGCCTTGCTCGCCGAGTACGACGGATGGGAGCCTTCGGCCGAAAGCAAAGACGACGTGGAGCAATGCGCTCGCGAACGCAAGTACCTCAACGGGCTCGCCAAGCAGGTGGACGAGCGGCGCAAGGCCGTGAAGAACGCCTACGAGCAGCCGTTGAAGGCGTTCGAGGCGCGCTGCAACGGCATCCGCGACAAGATAAAGGCCGTTTCCGGGCGCATCAGCTCCGTGGAAAAGGAAGCCGACGAGTTCCGCAGGTCCGAGAAGAAGAACGAGCTTCGCGAGCATTACGAGGCATTCGCCGGCGTGCTCCTGAGCGTCGTCCCCTACGAGAAGATCCATGACGAACGATGGCTCAACAAAGGCTATCAGCTCCAGAAGGCGAAGAGCGACATCGAGGAGGCCGTGCGGCGCATCGCGAACGAATGGGACCAGCTCAAGTCGCTAGGCCTGGAGTTCCAAGCAGAGGCGGAGGCCCGCTACTTCGACGTGCTGAACCTGGGCGACGCGATCGCATGGGCCGGGAAGCTCGCCGAGGACAAGCGCAGGGTCGAGGCTATGAAGGCGGAGCTCGAACCCGTTGCCGGTGATGAGGCGACGCCGATGCAGGAAAGCGCATGCAGGCCTGAGATCGAGACGGTCCCATGCACGCCCGCCCGCCCGATCGCCCAGCCAATCCAGCAGCCTGTCCAGCAGCCCTACGAGCGGCCGATACCAGCGCGGCCCATCGATGCCGGCGAAATGGAGAAGGAACGCGTCCTGGCCGATATCGCGACGGTTTTGAGGGGCTACAGGCTCCGGCTGCTCGAAAACCTCCTCGAATCCTTGCAAGCCGTCCAAGCGGATTTTGGCGAGGCCTTGCCGAGGGTCATGGTCATCGATTACGCCACGCAGGGGCAACTTGGCGTCATAGGCAGGTTCTGCGGCCTCGTCGGCGTCACGGGGACCTTCAAGCGAGGAACCCTCGCAGAGGTCGCCGCCAGGGAGGCGAAGAGAATCGCGCAGGAATCCAATTCGCAAAGGATGATGCAGCATGAATGACGACGAGAACGCCACGATCCTTCAGAAGCTGCTCGCCATCCAGGCGGAGCTCAAGGTGAAAAAGGGTCGGTACAACGAGTTCGGCGGGTTCTTCTCGCGCAGCAAGGAAGACATCCTCGAAGCCGTGAAGCCGTTCGCCCATGAACAGGGCTGCGTGGTGATCTGCGACGACGAGATTGAATTCGTCGCGGAGAACTGGGTGTACGTAAAGACCACCGCGCGTCTCGTGGATGTGCTGACGGGCGAGGTGGCCGTGGCGTCGAGCATCGCGCGGGAACCCGACAAGAAGCCGAAGATGGATTCGAGCCAGACCACGGGCAGCGCGGCTTCATATGCGGGGAAGCGCGCCCTCGGGAACCTGTTCGCTTTGGACGACACGGCGGACAGCGACAACGAACCGTACGCTTCAGATCGGCAGCAAGGGTTCGTGGCCGCATGCACGGCTTGCGGGACCCAATACCAGTTCGATAGCGAAGAGCAGATGCTGGGCTCTATGTGCCGGTGCGGCAACATGACTTTCGCAAGGGTGTAGCCATGATAGGGACGGTCTTCGAATGCATAGCGTGGCTCTCCGACCAGGACCCGTCTGGGCGGTACGAGGCCAAGGAGCATAAACGGCGCAGGAGCCTCACACAGAACGCCTACTACTGGGCGATGCTCAACAAGCTTGCGCGGAAGCTGCGCATCTCAGATTCCGAGGCGCATCTGAACATGCTCCGCGACTACGGGGTCTGCGAAGTCATGAGCGTTCGTGTCGGCATCCCTATCGGCGACTACTTCAAATACTACGACGAGATGGGCGTCGATTACCTCGAAGGCGAGGAGCGACGCATCCTGAAGATCTACAAGGGTTCGAGCCGCATGGATTCCACGGAGTTCAGCCGTCTCATAGACGGCCTTCGCTCCGAATGCATCGAGCAGGGCATCGATGTTGCGACGCCCGATGAGATAGCGGCCATGCGGTTCGTCGAACCGGAAAGGACGGTCGAATGAGCATCAACAAGGCATTGATCACGGGGAATCTCACGCGCGACCCGGAACTGAGGCAGACGGCGTCGGGAATGGCGGTTCTCGGCTTCGGCGTGGCGGTCAACGATCGCCGCAAGGATCCTCAGACCGGTGAATGGAAGGATTTCCCCAACTACATCGATTGCACGATGTTCGGGACGCGCGCGCAGAGCGTTTCGCGCTTCCTGAGCAAAGGCTCGAAGGTTGCCATCGAGGGGAAGCTTCGTTGGTCCCAGTGGGAACGCGACGGGCAGAAGAGGAGCAAGATCGAGGTCATCGTCGATGAGATCGAGTTCCTGTCCTCCCGCGACGGCGCAGGTCAAGGCCAGCAGCAAGGCGGATATCAGCAGCCGCAGGCATACGGCCAAGGATACGCGCCGCAGCAACGGCCGCAGCAGGCTCCTCAGCAGTACGCCCAACCTATACCCCAGAGGCCGCAGCAGGCTCTGCCGCCGAATCAGGATCAGCAGCAGTTTCCCATAGACACGTCCGAATGGGACGAAGACATCCCGTTTTAGGAGCGCGCGATGGCGGCGGTGATACACGACGACTTCTGGGCTGCGGCCCAAGCTATGCCTGAGGGGCAGCGAGCGGAGTTCATTTACGCGATCTGCGCGTACTCCTTCGACGGCATCGAGCCTGACGGCGACCACGCATGGTACCCGACCTTCATCGTCATCCGCGACCGGATCGATATGGGCGCGAAGGCGTCGGAACGCGGGAGGGCCATGGCAAACGCCCGCTGGTCGAAGAAGCATGATGCGCAAGCAGATGCGCAGGCATATGCAGACGCATATGCACAAGCAGATGCACATGCATATGCACACGCATCCGAGACAGAAGGTGCAGAGAAAGAGAAAGAGAAAGAGAAAGAGAAGAGAAATACATATTGCGCACCCGAGGTGCGCCGCATCGTGGATTTTCTCAACTTCAGGGCGGGCAAATCCTACAAGCCCTCCACCCCCAAGACGTCGCGGCTCATAGCGGCGCGGCTCAAGGAGGGCTTCGCCTTCGAGGATTTCGCCCAAGTCATCGACAAGAAGTGCGCGGAATGGCTTGGGACCGAGATGGAGAAGTACCTGCGCCCCGAGACGCTGTTCGGGACGAAGTTCGAGGGCTACCTGAACCAGGGCGGCCATCCGAGGAGGGATTACATTGCCGACTACGACTGACTGCCCCCACTGCGGCAGGCCCCTGGCCCCGCATGTCGTCGACATCTTCGGCCGCCGGGTGCTCGTGGGGTACTCCGCCTGCGACTGCGACGGAGCTGTGGCGGAGCGCATGAGGGCGGAGGCCCGGGAGGACGCCGAGCGGAAGCGGAGGGAATCCCAGGCCCTCAACCGCAGGCTTGCGGCGGCAGGGGTCAAGCCCCGCTACCTGCACGCCGAAGACCCGAAGGCGGAAGGCCTGGCCCGCAAAGTCCTAGCGGGGAAGAGCCTGTATCTGGTCGGCCCCGTGGGGGCGGGCAAGACGCATCTAGCCTGCGCCACGGCCCGCATCGTCGCGGCGAGAGGCATCAGGGTCAAGGTCGCCTCGATGGTCGAGGTGCTGGACGCCATCAAGGCGGGCTTCGGCGAGAGCGACCCCATGCCGGGCTACCAGAGGGCTCAAGTCCTGGTGCTCGACGACCTTGGCAAGGAGTCCCCGACCGACTTCGCATTGGAGCGCCTCTTCGCCCTGGTCGACGGGCGCAACGCGCTGCTGCTGCCCACGGTCGTCACCACGCAGTACCGCCCCGGACGGCTGATCGAGCGCTTGGCCAAGCACGGCGACGAGGACACGGCGGTGGCCATCGTCTCCAGGCTGCGCCAGGACTCCGAGACCGTGGAGCTGTCGGGCCGGGATCGGAGGCTGCCATGAGCTTCACGCCGTCAAGGGAGCAGCTTCGCGGGCTGTCGGTCGATTGGGCCGAGTGCTACGGGAAGCCGCACGTTAACTGCCTGTACATGACGGACGGAGTTAAGAGCCACCGCATCATGAGGGGATCTCGATGCATCTGCGGAGATCCGGCGACGAACGCTCATCACTGTCCACCGCTGTCCAAGGGCCGAAGCTTCCTTCTCTGCACGCCGGCCGGAACGCATGCCCTCAAACCGTCGCTCTTCGCGCTATGCGGATCAGGGACGATGGGGTGTCATGGGCATATGCATGACGGGCGGTATCGGATCCGTTGGGAATGGGATGACGACGAATTCGCCCGTTCCTGGTGGGACGGGACGCTGCTAGGGCTCATGCCCCCTCATTCGCCGGAGCTCTACCGCTTAGGAAGGTGGGTCGTAGAGGACCGGCGCGCTGATATCTGGATCGAGATACGGGATCGCAAACCGGCGGACTGCTTGATTCGGTCGAAAGGAGGTTCGGACATGGCCGACAGGGTTGATTTCATCCCGACGAAACGCCGATCGAAGTTCGGCGGGCATGTCTATTACGACAAGAGGAACTACGCCGAGAGGGAGGCCATTCGCGCCGCCTATACGGGCGGATTCCACGAAGGGCCGTTCCGTCTCGTGATCGAGGCTCACAAGCGCCTTCCGGCAAGCCGCCCGAAACGCATCGAAAGCGAGCCGAACACGAGCGTGCCGGATGCCGACAACATAGCGAAGTCGTTCATGGACGCGCTCAACGGCTTGGCATACGAGGACGACCGTGCTTGCGTCGAGCTTGTGGTCCGCAAGCTGGACAAGGAGCGCATCCCGTCCGATTACTGCACGTTCGAGGTGATCGAGGCATGAGGATGGCCCTCACTTCCGAGCAGAAGGCTGCGGATCGCGTTCTCCGTTCGTACGATTTAGTCCAATCGCGCCTCGAATCGAGCCTTTACGGCCTTGAGAAGGCGGAATCGGCGATCACATCCATCACGAGCTCGCTCGACGCCCTTTCCGTCGGCTCAAGCAACAACGACAAGCTGCTTTCCTCCCTTATCTGCCTCGATAGAGCTGCCGACGAAGTCTATCGGTCCTCAGAGGAGTACGGCGAGGTGATCCATGAGGTCGAGGAGCTGATAACCGAGGTGCAGAGACAGGACGCATCAGCAGGGAAAGTGCTCAGGCTCACATACCTCCATCGCCTCAGCGCGAAGGAGATAGCCGAGCGCGAAGACATCGGCGTGACGAGAAAGACCGTGTACGAATATTTGAAAAGAGGCCTCGACTGCGCGTATCGCACAGTCATGGCAGACAAGGAGTAACGATGAACGAATTTCTGACGAAGCTGCTGGTAGCGGTCTTCACGATTTCATTGATGGCAGTCATAGCGGCAATCGCCGTCGCAGCCGTCGTCGGCGCTGCGCGTTTCATCGCAGGATAGGGAGAGAGAGGATCTGACATGACGAATCACAAGGACTGCCGAAACGCAAAGACGGCGGATGAGTACCTGCTCAAATGCCTGTTCAAGGCCGAGGACGAGCGCGACGAGGCCGTTGCCTACTGCGAGGGCGTGAGGAAGGCCGAGGAGGAGCGCATCGCCCGTGCGGAAGAGGCGCAGGCCGAGCTTCTTAGGAAGCTCGAAGATGCCCCGGTCTTCTCGGTTGAGGAGACCGAAACCGTCCTGTATCAGGTGTCGCGCGCATACCGCTACAGGGATAAGGACTACGGGCTGAACGATCCCTCTGTCCTCCGCGACGCTTTGGCGCTCGACGACGAAGCGTTCTATACATGGTCGTGCAAAACCTACAGAGGGCCGGATGGATGGTATTCCACGAAGCCGATCGAGAGGGTCGAGAAGACGTACGACTACGTGCTTAAAGTCGATTGCGACGGCATGGCCTATCGGTACGTGTCGACCATAGGCGATCCGAGCAGCTTCGAAGAGGTGGTTGATAGCGCCGTGACCGGCTACGTCCTCGATATCGAGCTGGACGACGAGGCGAAGAAGCTCGCCATCGCCGAGGCGCGCGAGGAGATCGGGAAGGCGCTGGAGTACCTGGAGAAGGACGCCGAATGAGGGCGGAGCTTAGAGAGCTCGTCCGCAGGTCCAACGCAGCGGCGAAGGCCGCCAGGGAGATGGGGGCGAGCGTCTACGCGGGCACGGTCTACGTGCAAAGCGACGCCTCTCCCCACTCCGTGCGGGTGCCGTTGTGCGGCCTGCTGGACGAGAACATGCCGGGGAAGGTCTTAAGGCATATGGGCATGCTTCGTGCAGAGGTGGACGAATGAGGTACGTCAGCCTTTTCAGCGGCATCGAGGCCGCAAGCGTCGCCTGGGAGGGGCTGGGATGGGAGCCTGTCGCTTTCAGCGAGATAGACCCCTTTCCCTGCGCCGTGCTGGCGGAAAGGTATCCGGAGGTGCCGAACCTCGGGGACGCAAAGGAGATCAAGTGGAAGCGTTATCGCGGCAAGGTCGACCTGGTGGTGGGCGGAAGCCCCTGCCAGTCGTTCTCGATCGCGGGGAAGAGGGAGGGTCTGGATGGAGCGTCAGGGCTCATGTGGGAGTACGTTCGATGCGTACGCGAGGTTCGTCCTCGATGGCTTCTTTGGGAGAACGTCCCGGGAGCGCTCTCGAGCTCGCGCGGGGAGGACTTCCGATGCCTGCTCGACTCCCTGGGAGACCTCGGGTACGGCCTGGCGTGGCGGGTACTTGACGCGCAGTTCTTCGGAGTCGCCCAGAGAAGACGACGTCTGTTCGTTGTCGCAAATCTTGGAGGCGAACCCCCCGTCGAAGTACTGTTTGAGCCCGGAAGCCTGTCGGGGGATTTTGAGACGGGCCGAAAGGAGAGGGCGCGCATTGCCGCCCGATCTGGAGGAGGCGCTTACGGAGGCGGCGTCGTAGCATTCGCGCAGAACTCGCGCGACGAGCTGCGCTACCAGGGCGACGGGGACGTGTCGGGCGCATTATCTGCCAATCCCGGCATCAAGCAGACCACGTACGTGTGCGAGAGCGTCTACTGCGTCGGCGATGCCACCTCCAAGGCGGCCGTGGACGAGGACATCGCCGGCACGCTCAAGGTAGGAGGGTCGCCAGGCTACATCAGCGCAAAGACCGCCACCCAAGGGAGGAAGTACGTCGTGCGCCGCCTGACCCCCACGGAGTGCGAGAGGTTGCAGGGCTTCCCCGACGGATGGACGAAGGTCCCCTACCGGGGCAAGCCCGCAGACGAATGCCCCGACGGCCCTAGGTACAAGGCGCTCGGCAATTCCATGGCCGTGCCGGTCATGAGGTGGATAGGCGGGAGGATCGCGATGGAGGAGGAATCATGAGCAGGCCGACCGACAGGCAGCTGGGCTTCATCGCCGCGATCGAGGAGTTCGTCGACGAGAAGTTCTCGGGCACTACGAAGGAGGATGCGGCAGAGTACATCGACCGGAACCTCGAAGAGTACAGGCTCGCGTCATGCGACGCGTATCAGCTTGAGCACGGATATTTTTGAGGAGGAATCGAATGGGAGCGAAGGATCAAGGGAGGGCGATGCGCAGGTTCGTCACGGTGCGGATGAGAGAAGGCGACGAGATGCTGATCAACATCGACGCCATCGCCTGCATACATGTGCCGTCCGAAACCATCTGCATCTGCGGAATGACCGGGCATGGGAACGGCTTGCTGTTCCTTGCGCAAGGAGAGGCCGAGAGACTGGCCGGTTTGCTGAAGGAGGCCGACGATGAATAGCGACGAGCGCATTGAGGTTGCCGAGAGGCTGCGGAAGGGAGGTATCGCCCGGAACGCCAAGGAGGCGTACGTGGTCCTCTTGTCCTGCATCGGTATTCGTCCGCAGCTGCCTGCCGACGCGACGTATCAGGAGGCATTGGAACGGCTTGCCAATCTTATAGACCCGACATGTCGCGTATCGGACGAGGAGGTCGCGCATCAGCCGACGCTCGATGCATTGGCGGTGCACGTATATACATGCAGCGCCTGTCATAACTCATTCTACATGGCCGATGTGTGCTGCCATCCTAAACCTGCGTACTGCCCTTATTGCGGCGCGAGGGTAGTGGGCGGCGATGAGTGACGAGCTGCTTCCCTGCCCATTCTGCGGAGAGCGTCCCGTGCTCCTCCGCGACGGCTCGACCGCTGCGCATGCATGCTCGGCGCTCGATATCGAGCTAAGGGTACCAAGACGCGCCTGGAACCATAGGTACCGAGGGATATGCAGCGTACCTGCATACAGCGACGGAGAGCCGATCATGCCGGGCGACATAGTCAGGCATCCCGACATGCACGATTCGCGCATGGTGACCGAGGTCGTTTTAGGGCTGCACGGGGCGTTCGTGCGATGCATGTGCGGCTTCGAGACGATGCGGCACGACCTCTTCCGCCGAGCCGACACCCCGGCGTCATTGGCAGACGAGATAGACGAGTGGATAGACACCGAGCAAGACCCCGACGAGCCATACGAGCCGCTGCACGATATAGCGGAGCGCTTACGGAGGCTGGGAAAGGAGGACGGGAATGGCATATAGCGACTACGGGGCGTTCGTCTATCTCAACGGCGAGCGCCGCCGCGACAAGGAGGACGTGGGCGTGTACGACACCGACGAGGCCGGTTTCCCGAGCGGCTTGAGGGTCTTCGCGAACATCATCAAGAACGGGGACGGCGATGTTCCCTGGTACCGTCATTCGCAGCACGGCGTGATGGGCGACGGAGATGTGAGGGTCGCCTGCTACAAGCAGGGGTGGCCCACGATCTACTGCTGGCCGCAGGGTGCGGACGAACCCGAGGCGCATAGTTTCGACGAGCTCTCGCGCATGTTCGGATGGGATGAGTTCGAGGAATATTCCGGCACGCGTTACGCGCCCGACGAGTACGACCGCGAGTTCTCTCTGCACGGCTGGCGATTCAGGTTCCGGGGCGACCTTCACGACGGCACCCCGAAGTACGTGGCGTCCATGGACCGCGGCGGCGAGCATTGGGAATGCAGCTACGACTACCTGTACGGGGCCGGGTTCGAGGACGACGATCATTAGCAATGGAGGGCAATCATGAGGATTCACGACAGGTTCGGCGGGATCGTCACGTTCAAGGAGCACATAGGGAGCGGCGATTATCGCGGCGTCCCGTTCGACCTGGCCGTCACCACGGCCCCGGACGGCACGCTGACGGGTATGCCCGTCGTCACGTTCGGTGAGGCGACCGTGACGTTCGACCTCGAAGACGTGCTAGAGCAGGCGTACGCCTTCGCGTTCTACGGGGACGAATCATGAGCGGATACGAGCAGTCCATGGAGAAGGCCGCATCCGACTGCATCGTCTATAAGGCCGGGCCGAAATGCATCAAAGAGCCGGTGGGCGGCGGATGGTGGCGCTGCTCATGGTGCGGTGCGTTCGTACGGGAAGGATGCGTGACGGATTTGCGCGTGCGCATCCCCGTGCGCTACTGCCCAAACTGCGGATGGAAGGTGGAAGAGCGATGAGCGAGCAGCTGTATAAGGTCGAGATCCCTGACAGCGTTGATCTCGACAGCCTTGGCTACCCGACGGAGATACGCGTTGGAAAGGTCGGCAGCCACGTGGGCTTTCGCGATTATCGCCCGCGGGACATCGCGTTTTTGAACGAAGTCAGCGGCAAGCTCATGTGCTCGTGCTGCGGCAGGCAGCTCAAGCGCGATTACCTGGTGTCTCGCAGGTGGCGCTTCTGCCCCACCTGCGGGGCGGAGATCATGGGGAGGTTGGGCGAATGAGCGAGCAGCTGTACCGCCAGACGGTGCACACCGACGGCGACCGAGGCCATTGGTTCGCGTACGAGCCCGCGATCGAGCTGGTGCGGTGCCATGAGTGCGTGCATTCCGCCCCGTCGTTCTGCGGAGACGGCGGCCTCTGGTGCCTCGTCAACGCGCGCAGCGTCGGCCGCGACGACTGGTGCGACGGCGGGAGGGAGGAGGCATGAGCGGAGACCGCTGGCCGGCGTACTGGTCGGACGAGCATACACGCCGGCTCAACCAGGCATGCGAGGCGCGCAAGGCCGAGGGCTTCTGCGATGTCTCGTGCCTGTTCATAGGCTGGTGCGACTGGGTATACGAGGACGTGAGGCGGGCGGATGCCTGCGGAGAGGATAGGACAATGAGATACGCGCTGGATTACGACGAGGACGAGCACCGAGCATTGATGATTGCCAGGACGCGGCCGGGGGTCTCCCCGTACGAGACGAGAGGTGGCACGGTCGCCTTCTATGACCTGTGCCACGCGGTGCTGGCCCGCAACGCGGTCGAGAGGGCGTGCGGGGTGCGCGGCTCGCTGCGGCCGCTCGACGACGCGGAGGAGTGAGCCATGGGGTACAACCTTCCGCAGGGATGCACGACCGAGGACATTGACAAGGCCTTCGGCCAGGAACCAAAGACGTGCGGTGAGTGCAGGTACTTCATCGAGGGGGACGGATTCGGTGTGTGCTCCCGTGAGTTCGAGGACGCGCTCTTGGACCAGCTCGCCGCCGGCATGGATGCCAGGCTCGCCGCCCAGTGGTCGTGCGGATGGACGCTCGCCCGCCTCAAGGACGCGGAGGAGGACGCGTGCGGGAGGTTCGAGGGATGCTAGCGATAGGAGTGGGATAGATGCACGAGAACGACCGGGCCGTTATCGGCGACGAGCTTTCCTCGGCATTCGAGGAGCTTTCCTCGGAGATCGCGGAGGCCTTCAAGACGTTGAATCTCGAAGACGACATGCGCAAGTATTCCCGCAGGAAATTCGCGTCTTCGAGCAGCAAGAGCAGGATCAGCGAGCTGAGGAGGAGGAGCAGATGAATGATGATGCGATTCGCAACATCTCGCATTCGGGTCAGGCTTACGTCGAGAGGCTCCAGGATATAGAGGCGCTGCTGTTGGAAGCTCTGCCTTACAGCGGACCCGATCGCGTTCGGCCCGAAGGAATGCTGCGCGATCTGAAGATGCTCATCTGCATACGGACCGAGAACAGGACGCAACTGTGGGAAGCTGGATGCCAGGATTGATGATTCTCGACGATATGGTATACTTTGGTCATGTTTATACATGATGCCATATCCCATATGATGAAAGCCACCGGCACGACATCGGCCGCCCTATCTTCTTCGCTTGGAAGGGATAGGAACGCCGTCAGCACGATGATCTCGCGTGGCAGCCAGCCTAGGGTAGATACCTTGGTCAAGATGGCTTCGTATATGGGCTATAAGGTCGTCCTTTCGAACGGCGACGATATCATAGAGATCGAGCTTGAGAAATAAAAAAGCCCCCGGAAGGGGGCTTTTTGCTGTTTCGCCAGGGTTATTCAGCGAGATCCCAGCTGCCGATTTCTCGAACGTTCATCCACGTTCCGTATTCGTCCGTAAGCTTCTCGAATATCGGTTCTCCGCCGGGACGGGCGATTCTCGTCCTCCAAGCTCCGGATTCTATTTGAAAGTTTGCGATTTTGTCGCAAAGCATCTTTACCGCTGCGAGCATGGTCACTTGATCGCCGCTCATCGGCTGGCCGGTCGTCACCTGGTAGATCCAGCTCAGGCAACTTACATATGATTCTTCTGCCGTGTACTCCCTTCTTGCTTCGATGTTGACCGGGATATGTTCGATCCGGTCTTCGTACCGGCTTCCGGTCATCTCTTCGTTCATGATCCGCAGGGCGTTGCAGACCGTTCCGAAATCCTCGTCGTCGATGAATCCCAAGGCATGCATTTCATGGACAATCGACATGATGTTGTGGTCGGATGTAACAAAGCTCGACATGATTGTTCCTTTCGTCAGATCCTTACTGCATGATTAAAGTATATCATATGATAGCTTATAATCAAGCATAAAGTTTTTCGACATTACACAAATTGTGTATATTTTTGATATATAATCTACTCTGTAAGAATAGTGAGAAATGAAAGGTCCTAGGCTCGCCGAGCCGCCGGGGCCTTAGTTTTTTGCTTGACTTTGATATATCATGTAGTATACTTTAATCATGCATTAGGAAAGGTGGTTAAAGTGCCTACAGTGATCAAGGGCCAGCCGACAAGCCAAGAGGTGCTGCAGACCCTCGCCGATCTGCATGAGCCGGTCGCCCTGGGATTCTCCTGCGGCAAGGATTCCATAGCCACATGGATCGCCATGCGGGAGTACGGGATCGAGACGGTTCCCGTGTACTTCTGGATCGTTCCCGATCTCGAATTCATCAATCGGGAGCTCGATTACTTCGAGGATGTGTTCTGCGAGCGGATCCATCGGTATCCCCATCCGTCTTTCTACCGCCTCGTCAACAACTGCGTCTACCAGGCACCGGAAAGGCTCCGTGTCATAGAGGCGGCAAGGCTTCCCGAGCCGAGCTTCGCCCAGACATGGGATCTCATCTTCGACGACCTTGGTCTTCCTAAGAGCACCTGGAAGGCAGACGGCGTTCGGGCGGCGGATTCGATAGTCCGCCGCAGCTCCTTCGTGCAGCACGGCGTCATGAAACGTAACAGCCGCAAGGTGAGCCCTATCGCCGATTGGCTCAAGGCAGAGGTCATTTTCGCCATAGACCGGGCGGGGATCGAGCTCCCGATAGACTACGAGATATTCGGCAGGAGCTTCGACGGGATAGACCGTCGGTTCACCGAGCCGATGCGCGAGCATCTTCCAGACGACTACGCGCGGCTCGTCGAATGGTTCCCGCTGCTTGAAGCAGATATCATCAGGGGAGGTGCCGACGCGGATGCCTTTTGAGTTCAAGAAGAAGCAGAAGAAGGGCAGGGGATCGGCCCTCGACGACGAAGGCATGGCGGACCGCCTCAAACAGGAAGAGAAGAGGTACAGGCATGCGGTCGACTCCGAGCACTGGATATGCCTGTGCTTCAAAAGCGAGGAAGACCGGGAAAGCTTCGTGAAGCTCACCGGCCTTCCGTCCCGCCGCTACGTCACCGGGGAAGATCTCAGGCAGGCCGTCGAGCCCTTCCGTCCGGGCAGGGTCATGAGAGGGTTCGCCCGCCGTCCGGTATCGACCGTCAGGACGCCCGACCCGCTTTTCGGCGTCGACTATTCCGGGGGAGACCTCGAAGCCGAGTGCCTGGCAGAGGCTCGGGCCTTGCTCGATGCCTTCCGGGCCATCGAGAGGCCCGAGCCGTGCAACGAGGCCACCGATTCCGACATATGGGCATGCGCCGTCTTCGAAGACAGGGACGACGTCGAGTCCTTCCTCGATTCGATGAACCTCCGCAAGCATGGGGACAAGTACGTGGACGCTTCGTCGTGGCTCGCGGAGCTTGCGGGCTAGCCCCATCGACATAACAGCGGATAAGGCCCTCCGGGGCCTTTTCTATTGCATCGTATCCGATCGGATCGGAAGGAGGCAGGTATGCGCGAACGCATCGCCCAGGCGGCCCGCAACATCGCAGGCCGCGTGCGCAGCGCCTTCGGGCGCGGACGCTCCTCGGGTTCCTAGGGGCATAGACCGAGTTTCGGGAGGATGAGATGAGTAGGAAATACGACAAGCCTTCGTTGCCGGAGACCTTCGACTTCTGCTCCGCCACGCGCGAGTGGTTCGAGGCGTGGCGGTCCTCCCGGGACACCGACCAATGGGACGAGAGGCAATGGCAGTACATGTTCGACACGGCCATAGTGCACTCGCTCGTCTACGGGAGCTTCGACTTCCACTGGCTTCCCGAGCTTCGCACGAGGCTCGTCCAGATGGGGCTGGAGTTCGATTAGGAGGTATTCCGTTGGACGCATACGACCTCATGCGCATAGCGCTTCGGTACGACACCCTCATGTTATGGGCCCTGCTGAAAGCGCTCCGCATCACCAGGGAGCAGGCTCGGGGGATCGTCAGGACGCCGAGGGACGGATGCGATGGAGTGCGGGAATGCTTTGAGAATCGAACGCATGTTCGCATAGGGTACGGAGGATTGTAGGGAGGCGACGGCATGGCGAACGGGAAGAATCTCCGTCCGCCCCGAACCACGAGCGAAGCTAAGCGGCGCGGGGCGAACGGCGGCAAGGCGTCCGGCAGGGCAAGGCGTGAGAAGAAGGCGATGCAGGAGATCGCGAAGATCGTGCTCAGCATGCCCTACGAGGCCTCTAACGCCGAACTCGACGAGCTTGAAAGCGTCTGTTTCGAGGAGTTCCCCGACAAGAAGCTGACGGTCGGCGAGCGCGCCATGCTCGCCGTTGCGAAGAAGGCCCTCAAAGGCGACGCTTCCGCTTTGACGTTCATCCGCGACACCGCAGGCGAGAAGCCTGTGGAGAAGATGGAGGTGAGCGGCAACGTCGAAGTCGCGGCGGCTCGCATCCAGGAGCTGATAGCGAAGAAGAAGGCCGCCGAGGGTGAATAGAGGGGCCGACGAGCTCGTTGGCTTCCTCTACGATTGCCCGAGCGATATCGCGGTCGCCATCGGATACGACAAGCTCACCGACCTCCACAACCGATGGATACGGGAGATGGTCTTCGGCGACGAGGACGAGACCCTGCAGGCCCATCGAGGCTCCTACAAGACGACGTGCATCACGGTCGCGTTCGCTTTCGTATGCGTCCTTTTCCCGGAGGACAGGACGATCTTCCTGCGCAAGACGGACGATGACGTCGCGGAGGTCATGCGCGCCACGGCATCGATCCTCAAGACCGATTACTTCGCGAGCATCGCGCAGACGCTCTACGGCGTTTCTCTCGAAGTCGAGAGCACCCAGGGGCATGTGACGACGAATCTGAAGCTCGGCGTGTCCGGAGCGCCTCAGGTGCTCGGTATTGGATGCGGGGGCTCGCTCACGGGCAAGCATGCCGACAGGGTGTTCACCGACGACATCATCAACGTCAAGGATAGGGTGTCCGGCGCGGAGAGGAAGCGCATCAAGCTCATCTACCAGGAACTGCAGAACATCCGCAACCGAGGGGGCCGCATCTTCAACACGGGAACGCCGTGGCACAAGGACGATGCGTTCCAGCTCATGCCGAACATCAGCAGGTATGACTGCTACAGCACGGGGCTTATGACCCGCGACGAGGTGCAGGAGGTCCGCGAGAGCATGTCTCCGTCGCTGTTCGCGGCGAACTACGAGCTCAAGCATATCGCCGATGAGGACGCCATGTTCTCGGAACCCGCGTTCTTTTCCGATCCCGCCATGCTGCGCGACGGCATAGCCCATGTGGATGCGGCGTACGGCGGAGCCGACGGAACCGCGTTCACCTGCCTCGCCGTGCGCGACGACGCGATATACGCCTACATGCGCCTCTGGCAAGGATGCCATGTGGACGGCCGCATCGACGAGATCGTCGGTCTCTGCAGGCGTCTGCGCGTAGGCACGATCTACACGGAATGCAACGCCGACAAAGGCTACCTGGCGAAGGCGTTCAGGAAGAAGGGCCATCCGTCGATCGGATACACGGAGTCGACCAACAAGTACATCAAGGTATCGACGCACCTCAAAAGCAGCTGGAACAGGATTCGCTTCCTCGATTGCGACGAATTCCCGCTCGATTCGGAAGCGCTCAGCCAGGTACTCGATTACAACGAGAACGCGGCCCATGACGACATGCCAGACTCGCTCGCGTCCGCGATAAGGCAGTATCAGCAGCGCCCGCAGGTTAAGGCATACAAGGAAGGGGTGTAGATTGGAATTCCATTCCTACTACTACGATTCCGCGAAGAGAGAGCCGGTGACGTCTGATTTCCTCGTTCCGTCGGGAACCGAGATGACGCCAGGGCTTCTAAAGCGCATGATCGACGAGCACAAGGCGAGCAAGAGACCGCGCTACGACATCCTCGGAAACGTGTACGACGCCCGGTTCGAGATATTCGGTCTCGCCGCCAAGCCCGATTACAAGCCCGACAACCGTCTTGCCGCCGATTTCGCATACAACATCACCCAGGCGTTCGAAGGCTTCTTCATCGGCATCCCCATCGATATCAGGCACGAGGACGCCGCGAAGGCCGAATGGATCGAGCAGCATCGTTCGTACAACTTCCAAGACGAGATCGACGCGGACCTGTCCGAAACCGCATCCAAGTACGGCCATGCCTACGAGATGCTCTACCAGGATGACGAGGGCAGGCCGCGCAGCGCGTGCATATCGCCGCTCTCCGCCTTCGCCGTGTATGACGATTCGACGCTCAAGCGTCCCATGTGGTTCGTCCGCTACGTCTACGGCGAGGACGGAGGCGTAAAGGGCACGTTCTCCGATTCCGAGTGGGTATACAGGTTCTCGTCAGACGGCGGAGGACTGTCGTTCGACGGGATGGAGCCGCATTACTTCGGATCGGTCCCGTTCGTCGAGTTCATGCAGAATTCGAGCAAGCGAGGCCTGTACGAGGGCGTTCTCAACCTCATCGACGCCTATAACCGCGTCCTGTCGGAGAAGGCGAACGACGTCGAGTACTTCGCCGACGCCTATTTGGAGGTCACCGGCGTCGAGCTTCCCGATGACTTCAAGCAGGACCTGCGTGAATACAGGCTCATAAACCTGTTCGGGCAGGATTCCGGCGGCATCAACGTCAGCTTCCTCGCGAAGCCGAGCGCAGACGCCGAGCAGGAGAACCTGATAAACCGCCTTGAAATGCTCATATTCAAGATGGCGATGGTGCCGGACATAACGGACGAAAGCTTCTCGACCGCATCAGGCACCGCACTCAAGATGCGGCTCATGCCTATGAACAACCTCGCGCGCAACAAGGAACGCAAATTCGTCGCCGGCATCAAACGACGTTTGAAGATGCTCGCTGCGTATCCGGGAGAGCCGTTCAAGGGCGACGACTGGACGAGATGCGAGGTCGTCATGCATCGGAACATGCCTGAAGATCTCGCGAGCGAGGCGAGCGTGGCCGGGAGCCTGTCGGGCATCGTGTCCGAGGAGACGCAGCTTTCCGTTCTTTCCTGCGTGGACGACCCGAAGAAGGAAATCGAGCGCAAGAACACGGAGAAGCAGGAAAGAACGGGATTCCTGACCGATGGGATGCCGACGAACCGCATCAATGCCGATAAGGAGGAAGACCATGGGAATGATGGCGACTTATGAGAAAGGTAACGGTCTGAGGGTGCGCAACGAACCCAGCCTCTCCGCCGAGACCTTGCGCGTGATGCCCGAGGGGGCCTGCGAACCGGTTGAAAAGGTCATCCATGGATGGGCGCGCCTTTCCGACGGATGGGCGATGGCCGAGCACCTGGTGATCGCGCCCGGCGACCAAGCGGAAGCATCCGCCGGGCATGGAGGTCCGGAAACTGGCATAGATAACGCCGGGGAAGAGCAGGAGGCACCGGATGACGTTGTTCCTGACGATGCGGGAGAGCTCGAATCGATGACCAAAGACCAGCTCATCGACCTAGCGGAGCAGAGCGGGATAGAAACGGACAAGTCGATGAGCAAGGCGCAGCTCATAAACGCGATCGTAAATGGGTGATTATTGGGAGCGTCGGCGCAGGAAGCTGCTCGAAGGCATGGCGAAGGACGAGGAAGAGCTGTTCGCGCGCCTCGACAGGCTGTACGAAACGGAATCCGCGAGGCTGTCGAAGGAGATAGCCGCCTATTATCAGGAGTACGGCGAAGAATCCGTGATAGAGTACCGCCGCCTTCTCGCCTCGATGTCAGAAGACGACAGGCGGCTTCTCATGGAGAGGATGGACGAATTCGCGAGGAAATACCCGCAGTACGCCCATCTCATGCCCGTCAGGGAGAGCATCTACCGCCTCGATGCCTTGGAGGGCCTGCAGGCGTCGATCAGGATGCAGCAGCTTGAAATAGGAGCGGTCGAGCTCGAAGAGATGCGTCCGCACTTCGAGAGACAGGCGCAGAGAGGGGCGGACTACGCCGCAGAGCGGCTTGGCTTCGGATCGTCCTTCTACTCCGTGAACGCTCCGCTCATCGCCGCAACCGTAGGAGCGGACTGGACCACGGGCGGTTCCTATTCGGATCGCCTTTGGGCGAACCGTGAGAAGCTCGCCGCATACCTGTCCGACGATATCGCGAGGATGATCGCACGAGGCGTGAAATACGACGAATGCGCCAAAGAAGTCGCCGACCGCTTCGGCAGGTCGTCGCGCCGCGACGCCAAACGCCTCGTGTACACCGAAGGGACGTTCCTCTTCAATGAGGCCCAGGCCCAGGTTCATGAAGGGGAGTTCAAGAAGTACCGCATCTCGTGCGTCGCGGACGGGAAGGCCTGCAAGATATGCCTTGCTTTGCAAGATGCCCAGGCCGAAACCCCCGAACTCTTCGAGAACCGCAAGCCGGGAATCAATTTCCCGCCGATGCATCCATGGTGCAGGTGCTCTTACGAGGTCGTCGTGGACGACTGGCAGGAATGGATCGAAGATTACGTTGCCCGTCATGGCGGAGACGTTCCGAGGGAGGCGATCGGATGAGAACCGTCCACTTCATAGGAGGCAGGGGCTGCGCGCTCTGCGAAAGCCTCGTCGAACCGGTCGTGAAGCCCGCGAAAGAAAGGCATCCTGAGCATGTATTCATGCATTTCGACTGGGACGCCTACATAGCCGAGGCGAACGGACGCTGCCCTATCGCACGCATACCGCTGTTCGTCATAGAGCACGAAGGCCGGGAGGAGTTCAGGTTCAGCGGCGCGCTGTCGCCCGAAGAGCTTGAGTCCATTGTCGCATGCGAAGGAGATACGGTCTCATTCGATGGCATTGCGGAGGTGCATGCATGACCGGACGGATTGACTGCGCAAGGTTGCCCGCCATGCCGCCTATCAACGTGAGGCTCACCCATTCGAAACGGAAGGCTGTGAGATGGAACCGCATGTTCGGACGTTCCGACGAATCCATCGAATCCGTGATGAGTCATAGCGATGCGGTTACGACGATGTACGTGCCGAACGACGACGAGCCGTTCCATGTCGTTTGGGTGCGGCCCGATATGGAGGGAGACGAAGCCTGGTGCGATGCGGTCCTCGCCCATGAGGCCGTGCATATCGCGCAGAATTACTTCCGATATCTCGGAGAGACGAACCCGAGCGAAGAGCTGGAGGCATATGCCGTGCAGTTCGTGACGTGCCACCTGTCGAGAGAACATCGCAAATGGCTGAAGAAACGTCAGGGCAAGCATGGGCGATGAGCCTGCAGCGGACGGGCCATACGAGCTACCGGATGAATACAGGCCGCTGACGAGCGGCCTTTTTCATGAAACGGGAACGACCGAGCGTTGACGTCGTTAAAAGCCACGGACGGGGCAGGCGTGGAACCCCTCAAAGCTACGGGATGTGCAGGCATGAGACACGTGAAACCTTATGGAAAGAAGGAATGAATGCCGAACCGACAGAAGTTCTCCAACCTCGAAGGCCAGAACGGCGCGGATACGTCCGTCCAGCAAGGAGCGTCTTCCGAAGGCGCATCCGGCGCGGACGCGGGCGAAGGAGAAGTGGCCTCACAAGACGGGCCCGATGACAAGAAGCCCGAGCCCAAGTACACCGACGCCGAGGTGAATGCGCTCATAAGCAAGCGGATCGCCCGAGAGCGCGCCAAGATGGAGCGCGAGATCCGCGAGGGCATCGAGCGCCAGCAGGCCGAGAAGCAGACCGAGGCGGAACGCCTCAAGGGCATGACGGATTTGCAGCGCGCCCAGCACGACGCCAAGAAGCTCGCCGAAGAGCGCGACGCGCTCAAAGCTCGCATCGAGCTTTCCGACCAGATGGCGGTCGCACGCCACGAGCTCGGGGAAGCAGGGATAAGCATGGGCGACGAGCTGCTGGGCATGTTCGTGAGCGCCGACGCCGACAAGACCCTCGAAGCCATCGAGAGCCTTAAGAAGCTTTGGCCGGAAGCCGTCAATGCGGCCGTCCAGCAGCAGCTCAAGCGCAAGCCGCCCGAGGCCGAGAGCGAGAACGACGCGCCGTCTTTCGGTGCATCCTTCGCAGAGTCCTACAGCAAGAAGAAGAATCCGAACGGAGGAAAGTAATGCCTTACCAGAACGTGAAGCGTTTCGGCGAGACCGAAAGCATCGCAGAGTCCGCCGTCGGCCTCGTCGTCAAGACGCGCCAGGCGAACAAGGACATGGCGGCCGACGTGGACGGGCGAAAGCTCATCAAGGCCGGGACCCTTTACACCAACCCCGACAAGGCCACCGACATCGGCGTGTTCTTCGAGGATGTCGATATGACCGATTACACGTCGAAGCCCGTAGCCGTCGTCGTCGCGGGACGGCTCAAGAAGGACAAGCTCGGCAGCACCGCGCAGGCGAAGGCCGACGACTTCAAGGCCCAGGGCCTCTACCTCATCTAGAAAGGAGAGCGGATAGATGCAATCTCTCAGCAACATCATCACCGACCGCGAGATGCTCGATTTCTCGCAGCATTTCGACGTCACCCGAAACTACGCCGGCTCGCGTCTCTTCCCCGATGCCAAGACCGAGTACGTCGAGCAGGAATACCTGCGTACCTGTGAGAACGGCAACCTGCCCATGATGGCGCAGATCCATGCGTTCGATACCGAAGCCGTGATCGGGAACCGGGTTCCCTTCGAGAAGGTCGACGTCGAAGAGCTCCTTATCAAAGAGAAGGTCAACCTCACCGAGTCCTTGCGCCGCTATACGCGCGGCATGGGCATGGCCGAAGACCGCATCCGCGCCTTCATCTTCGACGATGTCGCTCGCACCGCCGAGCGCGTCGTGTCGCGTGCCGAGCTCGCCAAGATGGATGCACTCGCCCGGGGCGGCATGACCATCGCCGGCAACGGAATGAAGATGACCGTCGACTTCGGCGTTCCGAGCGAGAACAAGGTGTCGAGCGACTGGACGAAGGCCGATGCCGATATCCTCGGAGACCTGCGCAAGTGGCGCGACGTCGCCGCCGAGCACGGGACGCTTCCCAACCGCGCGATGTGCTCCGGCCCGGTCATGACCCGCATCATGGGCAACGCCGCCGTGCAGAAGGCGATCTTCGGAGCTTCCGGAACGGGCATTCTCCCGACGATCGACCAGGTCAACAATCTTCTCATGGGTCAGGTCGGCATCACTGTCGAGGTCAACGAGGCCCGTTACGGAGAGGTCACGACTTCCGGCGACGACGTCAAGGTCAACCAGCATCGCTTCTTCCCTAAGAACGCGTTCGTGATGTTCGCCGTGAGCATCGACGGGACCGTCGGCACCGGGCTTTGGGGTGTCACCCCCGAGGAAGACGAGCAGACGGGCGCATGGGATTCCATGCGCGCCCAGCAGTTCGTGACCGTCGTCCAATGGACCGAGCACGACCCCGTAGCCCACTGGACGAAGGCGAGCGGCCTGTTCGTGCCTGTCATCCCGAATCCGTACGGCCATATCATCGCCAACGTCGGCGGCGGGGACCTGGACGGCTAGGGATGGATGCCGGCAAGCTTGCCGAGCGCGTCAAGCGCAGGTACCTAGACGGCGAGCACGTTCCCGACGATGCCGTCATAAAGGAGATGCTTGCCACCGTCGCCGACCGCATCACCATCAGAATGGAGACGACGAAGGAGCTGCCGGATACGGTCGGCTCCATCGTCGTCGATGCCGCAGTCAAAGCGCTCAGGCTGCGAGGATACGAGGGGAGCACGTCCGAATCCGCGTCGGAAGGCGGCTCAGTTTCCAACTCGTTCATAGACGACGTTCTCGCGGCCTATTCTGACGACCTCGAAGCTCTCAAACGGACCATGCATAAGAGCGGCATCAAGTTCCTGAAATGAGGTGGTCGCATGCGGTGGTACGAAGCGAAGGTCCTCGCAGCCGTCCCATCGGGCGTCGACGAGCTTGGGCATGAGGAGTCGAGGCTCGAAGACACGGGACGCGTGATCCTCGTCAGGGCGGCTCCTCGAACCGTCTCGAAGGACATGTCCGACGGGAACAGATTCGGATACGTTGATCGCACCTTCATGACGAGGGCGCGCGCCGACATGCTCGAAGGAATGAAGGCCCTGAAGGTTCTCGGAGAGACCTACGGCGTCGTCCGCGTCGCGTCTATGGACGGCCCGTTCGCCATAGCGACGAGGAGGGCCAAGCCGTGAGGTTCTTCATAGACGATCTCAACGGCCTCGCAGACAAGCTTTCGCGCATGTCGGGACCGCGATTCGACGCGGTCATCCTTAAGAGCATGACCGAGATATACAACAGGGGCAAAGCTGCCGGAGGAACGCCGGTGGACACCGGAGAACTCCGCTTGTCGCTATCCCAATCCTCCGACGAGGTCGGATACACGAAGGACTATGCGCCGCATGTCGAATACGGGCATCGCACCGTCAGCGGCGGCTACGTGCAGGGGCAGAGATTCCTGCAGAAGAACGTCGACGCGCAGCGCCTGATCTTCCAAGAAGACCTCAAAGAGCAGCTTAGGAGGCTTTAGCGATGCTGAAACGACTTGGAATCGCCCAATTCATCGCGTGCCTCATACGCCATGTGGAAAGACGGACGGGGCTTAGATGCTACGACGACCCCGACGGCATGCCGTCGCCGTTCTATGCGGTGCAGCTCCTGAAAAGCGAGCCGTCTGACACGAAGACCATGTTCGTGGATTCGTACGACGTCTGGTTCCATTGCATCGCGGAACCGAGACGCCCCCATTCCAACGCCCCGGTCCTGAAGCTTGTGCAATCCATCGAAGAGGCGATGACGGAAGACATCGCCGTGCCCGATGGATTCACGCTCATCGGCCAGACGTACAACGGCCTCCAGACGCTCAAGACGGACGAGTCGGACGAGGGCCATGCGGTGCTTTCGTATCGCTTCCGTGTCTGCTACGGCCTGCGATGCAAGCAATGAAGAGAACTCTTGAAAGGAGATAGGCATGCCAGAGCCATCTAACGCGAACGCCCTTCTCGGCTGCGATTTCGACGCAGCCACAGCGAAGGCGCTGAACGGCAAGAACATCGTGGCAGTCGTCACGAGCAAAGACGGGAAGAAGCTGCTCGCCGTGGCGGGCCAGACGGGCCTGACCTACAACATCAGCTCGGAGACCTCCGAGAGCAAGACCAAGGACGACGCGAACGGCGGCTGGTCCTTGAAGTTCCACGGCTCGAAGAGCTGGGATGCCTCGATCGACGGCTTGTACAGCCCGGACGACGAGGCTTTGAAGCTCATCGCCAAAGCGATCGATAACGACGAATACCTCTGCCTCAAGATCGTCGAGCGAACCAAGACCCCGACCGGCGTCAAATACGTCCCCTTGCGCATGGGCCGCGTGATCATCACATCCGACAAGCTCGAAGCGCCGTCCGACGACAACGCGACATACAGCCTCGACTTCGAAGGCGTAGGGAAGCCGTGGATGCGCGAGACCGCGAAGCCGGAAGAGATCGAAGCGGCAACGTGGACCGTTCCCGCATAAGGAGGAATCGATGTCCGAATTGAATGCAGATAACGTCGTCGACCTCGAAGCAGACGACTTCGAGGAAGAACCCGTCGAAGAGACCGGCAAGGCAAGGTTCGAGGCGAACGGGATCGAATTCGAGGTCGTCTACACCAAGAAGCGCCTCGACCTGTACGAGCAGAGGCACACGCCGATCATGGCATCGTTCATCAAGAACGACGGTGCGCTGTCCCATGCGGAGCTCACAAGCATGCTCGCGTACGGCCTGCGATCGGTCGGAGGCTCCTACGTCAACCCTGCGAAAGGCATGGAGATGGCCGACAGGCTCATAGACGCAAACGGCTACGGGGCGATATTCGAGACCGTGTTCGAGGCCCTGCAGCGTGACTGCGGTTTTTTATTCAAATAACCCCGAAGGGCAAGGCGCTCAGGAGGCTCACCGACTACGAGTACTTCCAGACGGTTCCGCGCACCGGGGACGATGCCGAGATGGCCGCTTCGTTCGCGAAAGAGATCGATTACGCATACTTCGCGGCCAGCCTCGGATGGACATACGAGCAATACGGGAGCTGCACGCCTGTGCAGCTCCTTTTCATTCGCAAGGAGATAGAGCGTAGGACGGTGCGAGACTCCGACCTGCTCAAGGATGCCGTTCAGGTCGCCGTGAACAACTGCCTGAGCAAACGCAAGGCGAAGCTGTGGAAGCGACGAGGCGTCGCGCTCGAAATCCCCGTTGAGGAAGTGAATGCCATGAAAGCGTCCATGGAAGAACAGGCTCCATGGACCCCATGGCGGGACGGAGGCGGTGATGGCTGATTACGTCCTGAGCGCGAAGGGCACCTACGACGGCACCAATATGGACAAGGGCGTAGAAGAGTCCAGGAAGAAGGTCGAAGGGCTCACGCAATCGTCCAAGTCGGTGGCATCCGCCGTCACGGGCGCTATAGGATCCGCGCTGTCGAGCGTCGCCGGGGTCGTCACCGGCTCCATAGGGACGGTCACGGCGGGCATCGCAGGGCTTGCCGCCACCGGCGGCATATCGCGAGCTTTGAACATGGAGAAGGCGAGGACCATGTTCAAGGGCTTGAAGCTCGATTGGAACGATTACAAGGACACCATCAACGAGGCCGTGAAGGGCACGGCGTTCTCGATGGACTCCGCAGCCCTCGTCGCTTCGTCGCTCGCCGCCTCGGGGGTGGCGGCCGGCGAGGACATGTCCCGTTCGCTCAATGCGGTCGTCGGCACGGCCGCGACCTTCGGAGCCGACCTCAGCGACATAGGGGACATTTTTCAGAAAGTCGCCGCCGGCGGCAAGCTGACGGGCGAGCAGCTTGCCCAGATGTCCGACCGAGGGATCAACGGCCTGTCCGTGCTTTCCGAATACCTCGGCAAGTCCCAAGCCGAGATCAGGGACATGGTGAAGAACGGCGAGATCGACTTCGAGACCTTCAGCTCCGCCATGAACGCATCGTTCGGAGATGCGGCGAAGGGAGCGAACGACACTTTCGTCGGCGCGATGTCGAACGTCAAAGCCGCGCTGTCCCGCGTGGGTGCGAAGTTCGCCGATCCAGCCCTTGACGGCCTGCGCCAGGTGTTCGCGGCGCTCATTCCCGTCATCGATGCGGCGAGCGTCGCGCTCGACCCGCTCGTGACGGCGTTCTCCGACTTCATCTCCGGGGTCATTCCGCGCATCGTGGAAGGGATAGGATCGCTGCAGGGCGCTATCGAAGGCCTCGGAGAAGGAGGCTTCCTCAACTTGTCGAACAAGGCGAAGGGGGCGGCGGCCGCCATAGGGATCCTGTCGATAGGAAGCCTTGGAGGCCTCGCGGCCCAGATACCCATAATCGGCGGGCTGTTCGGAGGACTTGCCGGCATATTGGGAGGCCTTTCCAACCCGATAACGCTTATCGAGGGCGTCATCGGCAAGTTCTCGGGAGCGTTCGCGGGAATCGGGGCCGCCGCCGCCGAGGCGGGGGGAGGAATAGGCGGCATGGCCTCCGCCATAGGAGGCGCTATAGGCCCGTTCGGTGCCGTCCTCGGAACCGTCGGCCTGCTCGCTGCGGCCTTCATCTACCTGATGAGCACGAGCGAGCAGTTCCGCGACCATATAAGCGAGCTCGTCGGCACGGTCGCAGCCGGAGTGAAACCGTCCATAGACGCCATGAAGGATGCCTTCGCGGAGTTCGGCGATTCTCTGGCACCTGTCGGAGAGACCATGGAGTCGGCCCTCCTCCCGTTCATGACGGCGCTTGCCGACCTGATCGGGTCGCTCGTGGTATCCCTCGCCCCTCTGATCGCCGCTATAGTCGGGGGCCTGCTGCCTGTCCTCTCAAGCCTTGCGAGCGTATTCGGAACGATATTCAGCGTCGTGCTCGATGTCGCTGCGACGCTCATGGAGCAGCTGACGCCCGTCATGACGATGCTTATCGATGCGGTGACGGGCGTCATGGAGGCAGTAATGCCCCTCATCGCCCAAGCTGCCGAGACGATAGCGCCTATCATCAGCGATATCGTCGTCATGATCGGAGACCTCGCGACGTCGATCATAGAGCTCGTGATGCCCGTGATCACACAGATCGCGGCGTTCGTCCAAGAACAGCTTCCTCCTCTCGCCGAGCTGTTCTCGACGTTCTGCAGCTACATCCTCGAAGCGATCGAATTCTCATGGCCGACCATCCAAGGAATCATCGAGACCGTCATGAACGCCGTCATGGCGATCATCGAGACCGTGTGGCCGATCATCGAGACGATCGTAACCACGGTGATGGACGTCATCTCAGGGGTGATCGCGGCGGTCATGGCCGCTATCAACGGCGATTGGTCCGGTGCCTGGACGGCTATACAAGGGGTCGCGCAGTCGGTGTGGAACGGCATATCGAGCATCATATCGTCGGCCGCCGGCATCATAAGCGGCATCGTGTCCTCTCTGGCGAGCGCGGTCGGAGGGTTCTTCTCAAGCATGTGGTCCTCCGTCACGTCCGCCGTGAGCAGCATGTGGTCCTCCGTCACGTCCGCGTTCTCGTCCGGGGTCGAATCCGCAAAATCCTTCGTGAGCGGCCTTCCCGGCGAGATAGCCGGATTCTTCGGCAATGCGGGGTCGCTGCTCGTCGATGCGGGGCATAGCATCATCGACGGCCTGCTGAGCGGCATCAGGTCGTCTTTCGAGAACGTCAAGAGCTTCGTCGGCGGCATCGGAACGTGGATCGCCGACCACAAGGGGCCGAAGAGCTACGACCTCCGCCTGCTCGTCCCTAACGGCAGATGGATCATGTCGTCCCTGGAAACGGGGTTCGAGATCGGAAAATCGAGCCTGCTAGGAACCATCGAGGGCATCACGGAGGCCATAGGCGATGCGGTTTCTTCGTCCGATATCGGGCTGCTTGCGGGAGAAGGGTCGCTGGAAGTCTCCTACAGCCAGAATCCGCGCATCGACGGGGTGAGCGGAACCGAGGCGGAGGTTTCCGCGCTTCGTTCCGAGCTTGCGGAGCTCCGAGCGGCTTTAGGCGGAATTATCGCCGACAACGCGCCCGTCGTGGTCGAGAGCGAGCGCGACGCTGCGCGCAGGTATCGCAAGGCCGTCTATGCATAGGCGGCCTTCTTCCCAGGCAGGAGGTGAGGAATGCACGAGATGAAATACGTGTCTGCGCGCGGCGAGGAGGTCGAGCTTGATGGCGACCTCGTATGGTCGGGCACTGCAGACGGCCTGCGCGGCCGCAAATGGACGTATTCGGTCGGACGCCTGGGGTTGAAATCGGTAACGCTCGATGCCCGTAAAACGAGCATCGAATGCCACTTCTCAGACGAAGCGGAAGCCGACAGATTCCGTCTCATGGCGGATAGAGACGTTCGGGAAAGGACGCCTGGGACCGTATGGATCGATGAATGGTCGAGGCCGTGCTACGTGCTTGAATCCAGTCCTTCTGACGTTTCCTGCAGGCATCACGCCGAGAAGCTGACGATCGTCCTTCTCGGAGGCATATGGCGCAAGGAGAGGCGGCATTCCTTCCCGGTGCGCGAATCGCAAGGCTCGGACGGCGGGTTCGATTATCCGCATGACTGGCGTTTCGATTACATGAGAGGCCCCGAGCCTAGATTCATCGACGGGATGATGCGAGGCGAATCCGATTTCCGCCTCGTCATCTACGGGCCGGTGAAGAATCCCGTGGTGACGATAAAGGGGAATGTCTACTCCCTGAAATACGACGTTCCTGCAGGCGGGTACGTCGTTGTCGACAGCAGCGATTTCACGATCGTCGCCGTTACGCGACAAGGAGGGGTTTCCAACGCATTCAAGGCAGGAGTGAGGGGATCCGGCAAAGGAGGCGGGTCGTACATATTTCAGCCTATCCCCGAGGGAGTGTGCGATGTCGTGTCGGACGGCTCCTTCGGATTCGACCTCATCGTGTACGAAGGGGATACGGAGCCGCCATGGATGCTATAGAGCCTCTTTTGATCGTCACCGACGAGAACGGGAACGATCTCGTCGCCATATCCGACTTCGAACTGGATATGGCCTTCGGTGCGGATGAAAACGACTTCTCGGCGAAGTTCTCCTCGCCTGTTTGCGTGGGCGGAGAGCTTATCTATATGGACGGCACCGAATACGGCGGCGTCATAGACAGGGTGAAAGACGATACCGATAGTTCGGTCTTGACTTACGAGGGGCGCACCTGGCACGGCATCCTTGCATCTAAGGTGCTATGTCCCGACAAAGGCAAGACCCACCTCACCGTTTCGGGGGAAGCCAATTCATGCATCGCGAGCGTCATGAACCGCTGCGGTCTTGTGGGAACGTTCAAGACCGATTCTTCTTCGAGCGGGATGAACGTCTCGTACAAGTTCGCGAGATACGTGGACGCCTATTCCGGCCTTCTTGCGATGCTGGCTTCATGCGGCGCACGGCTCGGCATGCGCTATGAGTCCGGCGTCGTCCGTGTATGGGCTGAGCCATCTCAAGGGCACGATGATGCCGACGGCGATCTTATGAGCTTCGATACGACGAAGAACGTCAGGCCTGTGAATCATCTCGTATGCCTCGGATCGGGAGAGATGGAGAACCGCGCGGTCGTGCATCTCTATACCGACGCGAACGGCAAAATCTCGAAAACCCAGACGTTTTTCGGCATCGAAGAAGTAGCTCAAACCTACGAGTATTCGCAGGACGATGCCGAGAAGCTTGAGAAGGATGGACGGAAGAAGCTTAAGGAGCTGCAAGGCCAGGGAGCCGTGACGATGGACGTCGACGGAGAAGATTGGTGGGGGATTGGGGATTCGCTTACCGCATCAAACCACCAACGCGGCCAGACGGTCACGGCGTTCATTTCGAAGAAGATCGTGAAGGTGTCGAAAGGCGCTCTAACGGTTTCTTATGAAGTCGGGAAAGACGTTCGCGTCAGGACGTCGCGCACCGAGACGGACGCCTCAGAAGCGCTTGCAGCGGCGTTCTCGCGAGCGAGGGATGCCGCCGTAGCGGCGTCAGAGGCGAAGACCGAGGCTGCAAGCAAGCGGCGTGTCTTCACCGGACGTCCCGTACCACCTTATGACGTCGGCGATCTCTGGACCGATACCGAGACGGGCGTCATGTACGTATGCACGAAATCAAAGGAGGCATGATGCCTTTCGCCATCGAGGACTGGACGCCCGCCGCGACCATCGGCGGCTCCGAGAACGTGTGGAGGGACGGGGCGGGCCTGCACGTTACGCAGACCAAGGAGGGCGAGCCCGTCTCGGGAGGCAACCTCCTCGCGGCCTCAGACGGCCTGCACGTGCGCGACGGCGACGTGGACATGCTCAAGGCGACGGGAGACGGCGTCACGGTCGGGCGCGACGGCGGAGGCCGCGTGAGGACCGTCGGCGACGGCGTCGAGTTCTACATACCGGGGATCGACGGGAAGGCGGCGGCCCTGAGGTACGACGACAGGCTCGGCGTCCTGTACCTCGAAGGCTTCAAGGTCGGCGTGAGCGGCACCGGGTATTCGAGCCTGAACGCGGACCACGAGGCAGGAGGCATCGTCTCGGGATCGTCCGTCACCTCCAACGCCCGGTCGCCCGTCGGGGGCACGGAGCCGTTCGGCGACGCCAGCATAGCGATGAAGGCTTTCACCGGGCAGGGGCATGTATTCAACGAGCACAGCCTCGTCCTCGACGCGTCGAGGGGGCTTTCGCTCGACGGCGACAGGCTCGCCGCCTTCCCGTGCGAGGCGGTGGACTCGGGCATGTGGGGCGGATACAGGTTCTCCGACGGGAACGCCATCATCTGGGGGCGCAAGGGCTTCGACATGTCCTCGACGGGCGAGTGGGGGGCGCTCTACTACGGCGACGTGCCCGCCGTCGACTACCCGTTCGCCTTCGCCGGGCAGCCCTACGAGCTGACCGACATCCTCGGCTCGAAGTACTACTGGCTCGTGTCGAACGCCGAGTGCACGAAGACCAGGACAGGAACCTACTACAACGTATCCCCGTCCCGTCACGCCACGGCCTCCCGATGCTGGGTGACCTACATCGTGTGCGGCAGGTGGAAGTAAGGAGGCCCGAAGTGGCATTGGAATTGGTGACCGGCTACGCGGGGCATCCCCACGTCACCGCAGACCAGGCGGGGCGCTTCAACGCCGGCATCGTAGGCGAGCGGGACGCGGTGCTCCCCGTCGGCGACCGGTGGCGCTGCACCCCGGCCTCGGCCAACTCGGTCACGGTGTCGCCCGGAGACGCGGTCGTCAACGGCCGGCACGTCTCGATGGACGTCCCGGAGACGCTCACGATCGAGAGCGGCAGCCAGGGCGCGGTGCGAAACGACGTGGTCGCCCTGCGCTACTCGAAGAACGCCGGCACGGGCGTGGAGACGATC